TGGAGGATTTACTCCGGCTTTGATTACTATGAAATCAACTCAATTAAACGTCAGTAAGAAATGGAATTCTATGATGAAAACCATACAAATTGCTGATGGTAATGGGGGATTTGCTATCCCACCTATGCACGGAGTTGTGTATAATCTAGCGTCTGTACTACAAAAGAACGATAAAGGTTCATGGTATGGATGGTCGGTTACACAAGACAGAATTTTAGGTCAACCAGACAAAGCTTTGTACTTAAGTGCAAAAGACTTCTCTGGAAATGTATCTAAAGGGACCGTTCAAACAAAAGCTGATGTAGAAGAGAAGGTTAAGGATTCAACTCCTTACTAAATAAAAATAAGGGGGAAGACAACTTCCCCTTTACAAAGAAATGAGAAATGATAATGAAAAAAGATAAATTCAAAAATATATTTAGTGGACTAACTATAGCATATGGACAATATCAACCGGGAGAACGTGGAGAAAATGGAAAGCAACAAGGAAAAGCTTTTATTGTACGTGGTACCGTCACCGAAGAACTCTGGACAAATCATCTTGAAGGAAAAGGTGCAGCCCTTGGAATCATCCCTATTACACAAAATAATGATTGTAGGTGGGGGTGCATTGATATTGACGAATATAACTTTGATCACATTGGCCTCATTAAAAGTATTAGGGATCATAATTTACCCTTAATAGTTTGCCGTAGTAAATCAGGCGGCGCACACGTATTTTTATTTACACGAGAAAATATTCCCGCATCATTGATGCAATCAAAATTAAAACAAATGGCAGTCATACTTGGTTATGAAGGGTCAGAAATATTTCCAAAACAAACAGAAATACTAGTGGATCGTGGGGACACTGGTAATTTTTTAAATTTACCCTACTACAATGACATGAAAGGATTGCGTTATGCTATCAACGATAATGGCACCGGTTGTACACTTGAGGAATTTTATCAGCTCTATGATGTTTACAGTTGTACGAAAGAAAAAGTCGAAGCAATCAAAACAGAAGAAAAAAAAATAGAAGAAGCATTTCCTGGTGGCCCTCCTTGCTTAAATAAGTTAGCTTCAATTGGTTTCGGGGAGGGCTCTAGGAATAATGCATTATTTAATATTGCAGTTTATTACAAACAATCTGCACCAGATGAATGGGAAGATAAAATTGTAGGAGCAAATTTAAAATATATGGAACCACCATTAAGTAATAGTGAGGTCCAACAATTAATTAAATCAGTAAACAGAAAAGGTTATGACAAGTATAGGTGTAAAGATGCACCTATTAATGCAGTATGTCAATCTGGTTTATGTAGAACTAAAAGATTTGGTGTAGGGTATGGGGAAGAAGAGATGCCTGTACTTGGAAGTTTAACAAAATATTCATCTACACCACCGGAATGGTTTTTGGATGTAGATAAAAAAAGAATACAATTAAAATCGGAACAACTTTATAATCCAGGTATGTTTGCATTAGCATGTTTAGATCAAGCTAACCTAGTAGTACCTGTACCAAAACCAAAAGATTGGAAACAACATTTTTTAAAACCAATGATGACCGGATTACAAGAAGTAGAGCCATTAGAATCTTTAAATCCTGTTAATGAATTAACTGGGTTACTTCAAGATTGGACAACTAATAGACAATCAGCAAGAGTTATAGATGATGTATTTAATAAACTACCTTTTACTGAAGAAGGTTTTACATATTTTAGAATGGAAGATTTTTATAATTTTTGTAAAAGAAATCATTGGGAAAAAGATAAAACTCAAACAGGTAATTTATTAAAACAATTAGACGTATTTGTAGAAGAGGAGAGAGTAAGAGTTAAGAAACAACAACCAAGACTAATTAAAATTAAAACAATGAAACAGACAGAGGCGTCAGTTTCTAAAACAATATACCAGGAGGAACATTTTTAATGAAAAAGTTTAACTTAACTAAAAAACAATTAGAACTTTTTAATTTTATTAAAAAATATATTGATGAAAATAATATGGCACCTTCTTATGAAGAGATGAAAACAGGTACAGGAGTATCCAGTAAGTGTTTAATTTTTTCAAAAGTTAATCAATTACAAGAAAGAGGGTGGATAGAAAAACTGCCCGGAAAAAATAGGAGTATAATAATAAAAATATGAAAACAATAATATTAGGACCACCTGGAACAGGCAAGACAACAACACTGTTAAATCTGGTAGATGAATTTATACAAGACGGTGTAAGACCTAAACAAATTGGGTACTTTTCGTTTACTAAAAAAGCCGCAACAGAGGCTGCAACTAGAGCCGCAGATAAATTTAGTTTAGATATAGAAAATGATTTAAGTAATTTTAGAACACTACATTCTTATGCGTTTAATCAATTAGGAATGACTAAAGAAAAAATGATGGGTAAGGAAGACTATAGAGAATTTGGTGAAAAATGTGGCATACCTATTAAGGTTGCAAAATTTTCAGAAGGAGATGGTACTTTCAATTCAGATAATGAATATCTAACAATCATAAATACAGCTGCAGTTAAAAGAATAGATCTATTAGAATACTATGATTCAAGACAAAACATTTTAGATATAGAAAGAAATACTTTATTCTTATTAGCAGAAGAACTTGATAGATTTAAAAAAGAAAAAGGTCTGAAAGATTTTAATGATCTATTAGAAGATTATATTAAAAAAGAATCTACCAATAGTTTTAAAGTATTGTTTATAGATGAAGCACAAGACTTATCTTTGCTACAATGGGAGATGGTTAGAAAACTTTGGGCTAATGCAGAAAAAACTTACATTGCAGGAGATGATGATCAAGCAATATTTAAATGGGCCGGAGCAGATGTTGATCATTTTATAGCCCTTAAAGAAGAGGTTAATGATATAAAAATATTAGATCAGTCTTACCGTATACCTGGTGGACCTATTCATGAACTATCACAAAACATTATAAATAAAGTACAAAATAGATTTGATAAAAATTATAAACCAAGAACGGAGCAAGGATTATTACGTAGATACTCTGATATCACACAAGTAGATATGAGTGAGGGTAACTGGTTAGTGTTATCTTCTGCTAATTACTTTTTAGATGATGCTAAAGACTTATGTGAAATTCAAGGATGGTATTATAAATATAAAGGACGTAATTCTATACCTTTAAAATTATTATTGGCATTAAATAATTGGGAGCACTGGCGTAAGGGTGAACTTTTAAATCATTTAGAAATTAAAAATATATATGAATATCTTGGATCAAATGTATTACCTGGATTTCAAAAAGGTAAGACTCTACATTCTGATGAAAAGTATACACTGCAAGACTGTAAAGATAAACATGGTTTAGTAATAGATAAAGTTTGGTATGAATCTTTTGAAGGACTCGATACTATTACTGAAAACTACATTCGTAACATGAGGGCGAATGGTGAAACATTAAATAAAAATCCTCGTATAACAATGTCAACTATACACGGAGCGAAAGGAGGAGAAGCTGATAAAGTTTTATTGATGCAAGATATAACAGGCGCTGCACTCGAAACATTTAGTTATGATCCAGATGAACTACATAGATTATTTTATACTGGAGCGACGAGAGCGAAGCGTGAATTACATGTCTTGGACCCAAAAGATTTTGATCGGGCTTATATACTATGAAAATGCCAAGACAACATAAAAAAAATACTAGAGAAGAGAGAGAAATAATACAAAATGCATTTATGGAATGTCGTCACTCTTTTTTAGATGACTATGATAAACATCATAAAATAATAGAGGATAATTTTCCTCTTTATGCAGTAGATAAAACTCAAGTTCCTTGTTTATTAACGATGGATATAATTACTAATTCAAAAGGTCATATGACAGAAGGAGAATTTTTATCTTATAAAGCTTATGTCCAGGACGTATTAGATGGTTGGAGACCTCCTCTTGGATTAGAAGTTATTGAAGGAGGAAAAAAATGAACTGCTGGCACTGCAACACTGAACTAATTTGGGGTGGAGATCACGACATCGAAGACAATGAAGACTATGATATTATAAGTAATTTATCTTGTCCAAACTGTCATTCAGCTGTGGATGTTTATCATCCATCAGAAAAATTAATAAAAGAATATAAAGATTATGAGGAGAAACAAAATGACAAACAGTGAAATATTTAAGAAAGCTACATATGATTCTTTAGACAAGCAGGTAGGCGGGAAGCACTATCGTTCGCTGAAAATTCAACCCGCAGAATTCATTAACGAAAACAAGTTGCTTTTTGCAGAGGGCAACGCTATAAAATATATCTGTAGACACCAGTCAAAGGGAAAAGAAGAGGACGTGAAGAAGGCAATACATTATTTAGAAATGATACTTGAAAGGGATTACTCATGAGGAGTACTCAAATTCCTTTGTTTACACCACAAACGGAATGGGTAATGCCTGATGAACTTAAAGATTTAAAAGGTCATAAAGAAATATCAATTGATTTAGAAACAAATGATCCATATTTAATGACACTAGGGTCAGGTAATGTCACCGGTAGAGGTCACATTGCGGGCGTTGCAGTGGCTGTAGAGGGTTGGTCCGGATATTTTCCTATTCAACATGAGTCTGGTGGGAACATGGATAGAAAATTAGTTTTATCATGGTTACAAGATGTTTGTAATCAACCAGATACTACCTTTATATTTCATAATGCAATGTATGATGTTTGTTGGTTAAGGGCAGCAGGTGTTAATGTTAAAGGTAAAATTGTAGATACAATGATTGCAGCGTCTTTGATAGATGAAAACAGAATGTCTTATGCATTAAATACATTAGCTAAATTTTATGTAGGTATTGGTAAGGACGAAAGTATTTTACAAGCTGCAGCAAAAGAATATGGACTTGATCCTAAAAAAGATATGTGGAGACTACCCGCGCTTTTTGTTGGACAGTACGCGGAGCGTGATGCGGAAGCTACACTTAAACTTTGGCAAAGATTAAAAATAGAATTATATAATCAAGAACTAATGGATGTCTTTACATTAGAGACAAAACTATTTCCTTGTTTAGTTGACATGAGATT